TCGTTTCCGAGTTTTTTCCCTCGCCCTCCGGCAACTTCTTGAGCCCGGAATAGACAAGCTCTGAAATCCATTTCCCTGCATCGCAATACGCTGGCAGGACCTCGGAAATGTCCAGATCCTCAAGGTCCTCCTTCTTCACGCCGAAAACAATGGCAAGGACCTCGAGATACTTGTCAATCATCACCATCGGGGAATCCTGCTTTGCCGCATCCTCGTCGAGCTTGACGATCATACGCCACATCTTCATCGTCGGATTCTTCGGCGGCGTGAGTTCCTTATCGTGCAAATGGATCATTGGCTTTTCCATGACTTACATCTCCTTACAAAATTAGGGCAAGCCTCGCGCTCGCCCTATCAAAAAATCTTCTGTTGTCCCGTCAATCAGGGAGTGCCCGAGCCAGAGCCCTGGCTCTTCGCAGTAACGAACTTCGTGGAATCATACCACTCATCGCCAATCGTCGCCGTGTAGCCATCGGATTCCTCGTCGGCCTGCTCGAGAGAGATACCGTCCGACGTGCGATAGACTGCCGTTGCGGTCATCGTCGGCGTGTTGTATGAGATCTTCTCCTCCTTCGTGTGCGACGTCTCATCCGGCTCAGTGAACTGGACTTTCGTAAAGCGAACGAAACGCTTCTTGCCGTTCTGCTTCGTCGATTCGAAGCAAAAAGCGAAGTACGGCGCTGCATCCTCTTTCGAGACGACCATCTTGCCATTCTCGAACTTGTGTCCGAGCAGCTTCGCGCGATACTCGAGCGGGACACCCGCCATATTGATACTCAGGTCGTAGCGCGATGTAGCGTTCGCGACCGCGACGGACATATTATCCGCATAGAGCGTTTCCTGATTGTTCTGCGGCTGAATCTTTACCTCGATAATCCACGGATAAGCGAACGCCTCTTCATAGGTGGCCGTTCCGTCCGCCGGATCCGTCTGCATTTCCGCGAGGTGCACGTTCGTAACGCCTACGAAAGGCGAGTTCGTGATACCGCTTTTTACAGTAGCCATTGAATCATACCTCCTGTTTCTCTGTTATCGAATAATCCACGACGAGAATCTTGAGCCCGTCGTTCTGAATCTCATTCGTCATCTTGCGCATGTAGCCGAGGCCCTTCATCACGCGCTGGAGCTCCTTGTAGATGTTGGTGTACGCCGCATCCTCCGTGCAGATGGAAATCCGCACCGTGACCTTGTGATACAGTTCTTCATTGTCTCCGCCGAAAAAAGGAACATCGGACGGGACCGTGTAGATGAGCACCGGATAGGTTCCCGCGTCCTCGCTCCAGTTGTGATAGATCGACGATGCGCCCTGCGAGAGTAGCGCGGTCAGCGCCACGTCCGAGGTCAGCGCCTTGTAAAGTTCCGAAAGAACACTCATAAGCTACCTCCCCCTTGTTGCCCGCCGAATCGCATCAGCAATCTTCTCATGCACCTCGGCGCTGTTCGCGTAGAGTGCTGGATAGAGGAACGGCTTGTTGATGCGCGGGTCGAACTCGACAAACTGCCCGTAGGCTACGCCCTTATCGGTCTCCGCATTCGCGGATATCGTATAGGCTGCACCTCCACGCTTCGCGTTCGCCTGAATGCTATCACGCAGTTTGCCGGTATCGACGGGGCACCGCGTCTTTGCATCATCGACGACGAGATCCGCGCCCTCTTTGAGCGCTTCTTTCGCAGCTGTGAGGACGTTCTCGCCGAGCTCCCGAATCTTCTTGACGGCCCCGTTATCGCGGATATACCCGCGCTCGAAGCCCCTGCGGCCACCTCCGCTGCGTCTAGACATTCTCAATCAGCTCCTTGCACTCCATGACGGTATAGACGTGCCCGCTTTCCGCATCGTATGGCGGCGCGGTCATGACGAGTGTCTTGCCCCGCCATCTCAGATAGTCGGTTGGCCTCACGCCTTCCCGATACCGGATGATGACGCGGTATGTGACTTGATTCACCGTCTCGGAGTAGCCGTCGCGAATGACGGACGCCATCGGCAGCACCTTCGCGTAACAGGACGCGAGGACGGACGGCGAGCCACGGATGATGTTACCCTCCGTATCTCTCGTTTCCGTCTTGCGCACGATTTCGACGCGCTCCTTTAGGTCATCAAAGGATGTATTGATGAGATTGCCCGTCGTAATCATGCGCCCGCCCCCTTCACATAGTTCTGTAGCTGCGAAATCATCGCCTGCGTCATATAGCTCCAATTCGAGCGGGTGTCGTTGCGCGCGTCGCGGTTCGTATACATCTCGGCAATCAGCGAGAGTTTCGTACGGTCTGCCACAGCGGCAAAGCCCGCGTCATCGGCGTAATACGTCGCATAGCCCGATACCGCGCCAACCATGTAGGCTTCTGCTGCATTCATGCAGCTCTGGACGATCGCGTCCTCATCGGTCCGGTCGCTGTCCACACGCAAGAAGTTCTTTACGTCTTGAATCGTGAGGGACATTTCCCGGCCTCCTTATGCGGATGCTACACTCAGCGAGATCACTGCATCCGGATCGTCCTTGACGACACCGAAACGCTCGACCGCGCGGAGATACGTTGCATACTTGGTGAAGCCCGCATCCGTGGATACAGCGACCTCGACGCCGAGACGCTGGAAGAAAGCGAGCATATCCGAGAATGCGCCGACGTAGAACGGGATCTTCTTCTCGCCCGATGCGAGCAGCGCATTCGAGACGACCGTAATCGGACGGCCGCGGAACACATAGCCAGTCGGGTCAGCAAGCGACTGCGTGAGAAGCGGGCGGCCCTGCGAATCCGTCAGCTCATCGAGATACTCGAGGCCGTCCTGATTCGTCAGAATGCGCGCGCCTGCAGAAATTGCCGGGTCGAGCGAAACGTTAAGCGCTTTCATGATACCCTTCCAGTTCGATACACTCTGCGACTCAAGCGCCTTGAGAATCTCGAGGATCTTCTCATTCTCGGTATTGATGGACTTGCGCGCGAAGCGCTGACCGATCAGCTGCATGATGTTGATGTCTGCATCCTGCAGAAGCTGATTCGAAACGGGGATGATGTCGCCGTAGTCCGCGATCGAGTAGGTGAGCTGACCAAAATCGAGATCGTCCTGATTGATCTCATTGAGCTCCTCGAAAGCGATGAGCTTGCCAGTCTCCTGCCCGATGGTCGGCATTTTGCCCGACGTAGAGTTCGCCGTCTGCACGTTGCAAAGGTCTTTGAGCGAGGTGTAGGCGCGGCGGTACTCGCGGAGCGTCATCATCTGTTCCTCCGGTACGAGGTAGCCGCCCTTTGCCGGCGTCGCGCCGACCTGCCCCGGCGTTCCAGCCGCGTCGACGACTTTGAGCCCGGCGCGGTTGATGATGTCCTTCTCTTCGTCGGTCATCGCCCAGCCGAGCACAGCTTTGTTAAATGCGCGGTTCAGGATCTTCTTGTCGTCCTTGCGCGCGCCGACCGGTGCCGCCTGCTGCTGCATGTTCTCGAGCTCCGCCGACTCGATAGCGATGGCGGTCTTGTAGTCGCGAACGGCTTCGTTGAGCGTTTCCGCCTCCTTCGCCGCATCGTCGTACTGCTCGTTTGCCTGGAGAGCCTCGACCTTCGCTTTCAGCTCGTCCACGGTCTTCTTGAGTTCTACCGATTTCTTCATCTTCTGAATCCTCCTTACATAATTGCGTTTGCGAGAGAAAGCGAAATCTTGGCTTTCTCCTTGTTGTGATTATCTACTTTATCTACATGAGGTTCCACAGGCGCCGCAATGGGCTCCGGTTTCGTCTCAGCGATATTCTGGTATTGCACGGGATTCGGGATGTGCGAGAACGCATCTTTCGCAAGTCCCGGTGCGCATGCTACGGCTTTCATCGGCTCGAGGACCTCGACATCGAAGACGTCGGCCGCTTCACTCCCCGTCAGCCAGGTCTCTTGATTGACCATGTCCGTAATCATCTGTGGCGTGACGCCGTCTTTCGCGGCGGTCCGGTACGTCGATTCAAGCCCGTCCTGCAGAACGTCGAGCGTCTCCGCAGCCTTTCGCAGGTCGTCAGAATTTCCGTAGAAGAGCGTCGTCGCTGGTTTATGGATCATCAGATATGCGTTGGCCGGAATCCGGCGCGTGTCCGCCGCAAAGAAGATCTGCGTCGCAATGCTACAGCACCATCCGTCGACGACGGCGGTTGTATGGCCATCGTGCCGACGTACCATATTCGCCATCGCAACGCCAGCGGGGATGCTCCCGCCGTCAGAATTGATGTAGATTGTCACGTCCTTCTTTTCGATGGCCGCGAGCTCGTTCTTCAAGTTCTCAGGAAAGTCGAAACCGACATTGTCGCCATCGTGCCATTCCGTGAAGAGGTTGCCAGCCGCATCATCGACGATATCGCCGGTGATGTAGATTTCCGCTGCCTTTTCCGTCTTGTTTACTACCCGAATCATTGTCCTATTCCTCTCCTTCCTCCGATTCGCCATTCTGTCCGGTATTCGCCGCGTACGCCTTCCCGATATCCTCGAGCTTGACATAGGATCCGTTGACCATGTGGACATCCCCGTTCGCGCACGGCGGGCGGTCCAGCAGGGCAAGCGCGTCATTTGGTGAATAGATGCCCGCCTGCACAAGCTTCTGTATAACGTCGGCTTGCTGCGTCGGGTCCCCACGCAGAATGACCGCGACGTTGAACTTGAAGCCCATCCCGGCGTCCTGCTCGCGAGAGGTGAGCAGCTTGCGGTTGAGTTCCTGCTCGTAGATCGTGATGTTGTAAAGCAGCGTATTGACGTAGAAACTCAAGTTCTGCGCGGCGCTGTTCGCATAGCTCGACTTGGAATAGTCGTTCAGGTAATTCGGCTCGACGCCAAACGCGGCGGCAATCTTGAGCGCATTGTATTTCGTCAGCTCGTAGAACTGGGAATCGGTGAGCTTCATGTCAAGCGTCTGGATATCCGTGCCGACCGGCAGCGCGATTAGGCGTCGGCTGTTGTCCTTCGCCTGCTCGACAATGCCGTCGAGGAAAACTTTCTGTCGCTCCTTCGACAGGTTCCCGACGTACTTGACGACCGCATTGGCGGTCAGTCCCTTCTGATAGAGGTTCGTCAGGAAGTCCTGCGACGCTTTGTTTGCGGCCATGTTCGAGGCTAGAATCTCGCGCACGCTCTTTCCTGCAAGCCCGCTTGCGTCCGTAATCCACGACTTGACGTGAATCACGTCCTCCGGGTTGAGCCAGTAGCTCTTTCCCGTCGTGGAATCCGTATAGTAATACCAGTATGGGCGGTTCGTGAACTCGTTCGTGTTGTTCACCCAGATCTGCATCATGCGCGGATCGAGGATATAGAGCCCCGTGAGCCGCCCGCTCCTGTCCCTCGCGATGTAGGCATAGCCGTTTCCGTAGTGGTTCCGGTTGTACTCGAGCATCGTGAAGAACTGCGTCGGCGTCATGTAGGGGTTCGGCTGGATACGCAGGATCCGCCCTGTTTCATGCCCATGTATCCGGTTCTTGTCTTCATCCATCAGGTATACCGGCATTTTTCCGACGCTTTCCGAGAGCGTCTTGAGGCATGTGAAATATGTGATTTCCGACAGGTCCGTCCCGCCCGGGTTGTTCGCCGAAAACCACGTACCAAGTTCCGAAAGGGAGACGGTCGAGCCGCCGCCCGTCAGCGCGTTCTTGAACCGCAACAGTCCGTGTTTCGCCCTTGTGTAGAATCTCATGCTTTCCCTCCTTCCTCATCGGATCTTGTGATACCTAGCCAATCGTCGAGCGCTGCGTCCGTCGACATCACGCCCGACTGCTTGTGCATCGTCCATATCTTCCACGCATCGAGAATCGAGTCGCACGGGTCGATTCGGTTCGTCTGCGTCATCTTGTCGATCTTGATTTCCCCGAAACTGTTCGGCTCGGAAATAATCGCGTTGACCATGCTCCATGTCAAGAGCGCGTTCCCTTTGTCGTAGGAAATTAATCCCGCCTTGACGGAAAGCTGAAAATCCTTTGTCGGGTCGTTTAGGCTGCGGGCGGATTGCTTGACTTCCGTGATGTCGCAGTCCAGTATTTCCTCCAAGTCCGAGAGGAAAGCGCCGGCATTGTGCGCATCGTATCCGCATCCTATAACCTGTATCGAGTATTCCGACAAAATTCTTTTCAAATCGGACGTAATGTAGTGATAATTGGTCTTTATCCCGTACATTCCGCTCGTCAGCGTGATGAGCCCCTGTTCCTTCCATATGCCATATGGCGCGTCATCCGTGCGGATATGCTCCGCGAGACGCAGCTCCGGCATGTACGAATGGCTCCATACATACGCGCGTTCCCCGTCATCGCTCGGAAAGACCAGCGCGATAGAGGTAAGGTCCCCGCCACTAGAGAGGTCGATACCGAGGATGCAGTCGCGTCCGCGCATATCCTCTAGCTTCATATCCGACGCGCACGCTTGCCACGCCTTCGCGTCGACGAACGCGCCGCCCGCGTATGTAACCCAGCGGTTTAGGCTCTTTGTGAGAAAATTGACAAGGTCCTGCCCCTGCTTCTCTCTCGCGTCGATGGCCTTTTCCGCCATGCGCGCGAGCATTTCCTCGTTGATCGTGTTGTCCTCGTTCCATAGGTGTAGAGGATTCGCCTTCGCCCAGTTCTGCGGCTTCCATATGTCATCATCATCATCGAGCTCCGCGATGAAAATGAACAGGGAATCCTTTTCGATTGCGCCGGAAAGGACCTTCTTGCAGAACTGATACTGCTCGTAGCACGGAGAGTTGAGGTTGAATCCCGCGGTTGTAATGGCGAGCGTCAGCGCGTTGTCGACGGTAATCTGGCCGTCGAGCATGAGCTTATACATCTGATCCGTCGGATGCGCGTGATACTCATCGATCACGGCGAGGATCGAGCGGAAGCCGTCCGCGCTCTTCGTGTCGCGCCCGATTGCCTTTATGGTGTTCTCCGTGACAAGGCTCTTTATCGTGTGGTCGTACTCACGCACGCTGTAGAGCTCCGCGAGATCCGGGTCCGACTTGATGAATTTGTTGACCTCTCCCCATACAATGTTCGCCTGCTCCTGCTTTGTTGCCGTACAGAATATGCGGCCCATGCGATAGCCGGAAAAGGTCGCGAAGTCGTTGCACATCTCGCCAGCAAGGAAAGACTTGCCGTTCTGCCTGCCCACTTGGATATAAGCTTCGCGGAAACGCCGGATATTCGAGCGCTTCTTTCTCCATCCAAAGATGGATCCGAGGATGAACTGCTGGAAGCCGCGCGTATGAAGTGGCCTCTGCTGCTCGCCCTCGCCGATTCGCAGCGTGTCCGCGAGTTCGATATGCCGTTCCGCCTCGGCCGCATCGAAGATATACGGGAAATCCCTCCCGCGCTTCATGTCGTCGAGGTGGCGCTGGCAGGCTTGTATCTCGGACTGTCCCGCCAGCTTCTCACCGCTCACGACAAGTTTCGCGTAAGCGGTTGTCCGGTCAGTCATTACGGACAAACTTCAGGAACTTATTTTCGGGCTTCTCATCCTTCACTGGCTGGATGAGCTTGAGCCGATCCGTTGCAGCTAGTCCGAGCTTCGTACTGCAAGTGTCCATCTGTTTCGCCGACTGGTTGAGCACGGTCATCCACGGAGACGGTGCTTCATATCCGCTTTTCATCTTCACTGTCGCGCCGTGCAGGTTGAGCTGCGTCGCCGCTTTGATGTAGCGCGCGTAGTTGTCCGCATATTTCGCGAGGAACGCCAAATCGAGATTGTCGAGCAACCCGATTTTTGACGCCTCTCTTACGACGCGCTCAAATTCGATGGCCGCTTCATCAGAAAGCCAGTCCGGCGGCGTCAGCTCGTCCGCGTCGACCTTGAGTTTCTTTTCACCCTCGGCGCGTGCCGCCCGCTTCGCCTTCCCGATCTTACCCGTCGACATGGCGATGATTTTTCTAGTTCGTGGCATTTTGTTCACCCCCTCTGGTTAATTTTGGCATTTTCGCGGGAGAAAGTAGGGGCGCGTTGACGCCGACATTTCCCAAAAACTTTTTTGACCTCCCCCCGGTGTGCATCGAAAGCCGACGCCGCTCATCGCTGGATTCTTCCCCTATTTATCCCCGCGGGCGCATTTCTCCAACTCGCGAATCAGATTCTTCTTCCTCGCGCCGCCTTTCTTGTAGATGGCGTGGATGCGCTCATGCGTCGCCTTGCTCACGTAGATGAGATTCGAAAGCTCGAGTGCCTTGTCCGGCCGCTCATCCGCCGGAATGATGTGATGCACCAGTTCGCCGGGAACAAGTCTGCCGAAACGCTTGCCGAGATACTCGTCGCATCCAAGTGCGCGAGCCTTGACCGCGGCGCGCGTCTTTCTCCACGCGGGCGAGTCGTAGAAAGCGCGTTGGCCTTCGCGCCTTTCGCCGTCATGCTTACGGCACGAGCAAATTGTACCCTGTGGAATCGTCCGCCCGCATGAGCTACATATCGTCATCAGCAACATTCTCACCTTCTCTTAATTCCGTTTACAACAAAAGCCTCGGGCTTGTCGGGCCAAAGGCTTTTGTTTCGCAAGTTGCTATCCGGTTATCTGAAGGAATATCGCGTTCTCTTGAGTAGCTATTGGCTT